GTTTGTTCTTCTGATTTTATTTTATCACAGAGCATATTTGTTTGTCAAGTATTTAATTGACGTTTCTGTTGCGCTGTGCGGGGTCATGTGCGTGCGTGCGTGCGTGCAACCCCCTAAAAGGGGGGTTGCACGCACACACAACGCACTCGCACCGGCCAAAGCACGCACAATACCTTTGCACATTAAAGAGTCCGCGTCGGAAACGGGTTCTTTGCTCTGATGTGCAGAAGATGTGCAGCCATGTGCAAAGAGTGTGCACATAACTGTGTGTGCATGGTTGCATTTGCGATTTTATTTGACAATTCTATTTTCTCTTTGGTGTGGGGCTAGGCGAGCGGAGCGCTAAAAGAAAAAAGGAAAAGAGGCGTGCAGGATGTGCAAAGGATGTGCAAAGGATGTGCAAGCATGTGCACACATGTGCACACATGTGCAGAGGATGTGCAAAGATGTGCGCACATGTGCACGTTCCTTGATGTTGTAGATGAGTCATGCATATCTTGACAAAATTAGGTGGCCTGTGTTATAATGAAAAAAAGAATATTTATAATAAGGAGCCGTTCGGGAATATGTTGCCGGCCGGGCAAAAGAAAAGATTTCTGCACGGCATATTATATGATCCACACCTAAAAGGTAAGGGGGGCTCAAAACGGATTGAGACGACTTGAAATATTGGAACGGTGGAGTAGGTGATGCTTTATGGCATTTGAAGCTTTACAACCACACATTGACGAAATTGAGGCCCGACTTGCCAAGGGGGAAAGTTTGCGCTCTATCGCTCGTGATTTAGGCGTCTCTCTTTCAACTTTACACCGATACAAGAAAGCGGTCTTTGACTTGGAGGTTGAGGCTCGCCGGGCTTGGGATGAAGAGCGTAAAAAGAGCCATGAACAGCGGAAGGCAGAGGGCAAGGCGAGGATTGTTAATAATCTTGAGCTGTTAAATCTGGTCAAATTGCGTGCTGAGCAACTGTTAAGTATAGAGGCGGGACAAGAATACCAAAATGCTGACGGCGAGATAAGAACTGTGACTTTTCATACTGCGGCTACTCTTTGGGAGAAGGCCACCAAAATGGCAACAGATGCCATAAAACAAGAGCTGGAGTTGATCGGTGATGACCCAGTAAGCCGTTTGGCCGATGGCGTAGCAACTTGGGCGGAGTTGGTGCAGACGGCGGCCGATGGAAATGACTAAAGCAGAGGCAAGATTAGTGTTAGACCGGGCGAAGAGAGACCCAGTCTTTTTCGTGCGTAAAGTGTTAGGCGGAGATCCTTGGGAAAAGCAAGAGGAGATACTGAACGCAGTTAGGGACCATCGGCGTGTGGCTGTTCGGGCCTGTCATGGCGTAGGAAAGACTAGGGTAGCAGCTTGGGTGGCCTTGTGGTTTCTGTACTGTCACAAAAACAGCAAGGTCATAACAACCGCTCCTACATGGCCCCAGGTGGAAAACTTGCTTTGGCGAGAAATAGCGGCTGCACATGCCAGTTCAAAGTATCCGCTTGGGGGTAAGGTTCTACAAACGCAGATTGAACTCGGAAAACAGTGGTTTGCCCTGGGGTTATCGACCGATAAGCCGGAGCGGTTCCAAGGATTTCACGCTGAGCATATCCTGCTGATAGTGGACGAGGCCAGCGGTGTTGATCAGCGCATATTTGAAGCGGCAGAAGGTTTTCTCACAAGCCCAGGGGCAAGGCTCCTGCTTATTGGGAACCCGACACAGCTTTCCGGTGAATTTTACAATGCTTTTCGGTCGCCCCTGTACCACAAGATACACATTAGTGCGTTCGATAGTCCTAATCTTAGGGCTGGAAAGATTGTCCGGCCTTATTTAGTCACTCCGGAATGGGTAGAAGAGAAGCGGCTCAAGTGGGGAGAAGATAGCCCGCTGTGGTACAGCAGAGTGCTGGGGGAATTTCCGGAACAAGGCGATGATACGCTTATTCCGCTTGCCTGGATTGAAGCGGCACAGCAAAGGTGGCAAACGATTCCTCCTGGAGAACCTATAGAGTTGGGTGTAGACGTGGCCCGCTATGGCACCGATACCACAGTTATCATATCGCGCCAGGGTAGTAGAGCTGAAGTTATTGCCCAGCTTCGTGGCCAGGACACGATGGAAGTTACTGGTGCAGTTATTAATGCTTTAAGAGAAACTGGGGCCAAGGTTGCCAAGGTGGATGTAGTCGGTCTGGGTGCTGGCGTGGCAGACCGCCTAAAAGAGCAGCGTTACCCGGTTCAGGAAATGAATGCCGGCGAAGCAGCCCAGGATAAAGAGCGGTTCGTTAATAAGAGGGCCGAATGGTACTGGGCTTTACGAGAAAGATTTCAGGTTGGCGATATTGCCATTCCTCCAGATGATGAATTGGCTTCTCAGCTCGCAAGTTTGAAGTATAAATTTGATAGTAGGGGACGTGTTCAGATAGAAAGTAAAGAGGAGATGCGAAAGCGTGGGCTGTCCAGTCCTGACAAGGCTGATGCTCTCGTGTTGGCTTTTGCGCCTTCGGTTAAAAGATTTGATACGGAACTGGTAAGTATTTTGAGGGGAGCGAAAATCTATGGCTAGAACTAATTGGCTTAAAAAAGCTGTAGGAGAAATATCAAAACTGCGCCATGGATTGTTTGGACAGTTTGGCGCCATTCTTGCAGGGCGCTGGGATGTGCCTTATGTGCTGAACAGTACCAGGGTGGATTATGAACTTGCGCGGCAGTTGTATCATAATAGCCACGACGATTACAAGCTGGGCTCGGGCTTTTCTAAGCCAATAATAAATACACTGGCCGGCTTTATGGGTGTGCCGCGCTTTCACTGTGAGGACGAGGAAGCCCAGGCGGTCCTTAAAAAACACGCCGCAAGGTGGGTAAGCCGGATGCAGCGGACCCATCAGCTTTGCCTGCGGGATGGAGACTGCTTTGTGATGTTGGTGAATTTAGCTATAGAAGATCCTCTCCACCCGGAGGACAATACACGTATTGAGTACGTCATAATTCCTCCGGAGCAGATTGCAGATATAGAGGTGGATCCTCTTACTCGGAGGCCAGTGGCATATGTCATTCAGGCTCGGAACAAGTGGGATAGTGGACGGCAGGAATATGAAGTAACCCAGCGTATAGCGGCGGATAAAGTTACAGTGAAGGTGGAGGGCGATGCTCCGCCTGGCCTGATAAGTGAGGAACGACCCAATCCTTGGGGGTTTATTCCGATAGTACATTTCAAGAACGAACCCGAGGAAACGGAGCTTTTTGGGACGAGTGAACTGGAGGCGGTAGAGCCCTATTTAAAGGCCTACCACGACGTAATGCTTCATGCCATACAGGGTAGTAAAATGCACTCGATCCCACGTCTTAAGCTCAAACTTGTGGATGTAGAGAGATTTATTATCAACAACTTTGGGCAGCAAGTGCTGGACCAAATTAAAAGAGGAGAACAGGTCAGCGTAAACCTTCAAGGCCATGAGTTACTCATCTTTACAGATGAAGAGGATGCTAGTTTTATTGAGGCTCGGTCAACAATTGGTGATGCTGAAGCTTTACTGAAGCTCCTCTTTTATTGCATTGTTGATGTTTCTGAGGTACCGGAATTCGCCTTTGGAGTGCACACACCCAGCAGTCACGCCAGTGTAAAAGAACAGATGCCTTTGCTCATTCGTCGGGTAGCGAGAAAACGTGAAATGGTGACGGAATGCTGGCAGACTTTAGCCCGGATGCTCTTGGTTATGTATAGCAAGATCACCGGTAAGAGATTTGAGAGCTACGAAGTGGAAATAACATGGGATGCCGTTATCGAGCGGGATGAAAAAGAGTATGCAGATACTATCAACACCTTGGTGAATGCGCTTAATACTGCCCTTATGGGTGGATTTATTAGTCTGGATGCTGCTGTGAACCTGTTGGCTCAGTACATTGACACCATGCAGGAATACGCTACCGATGACCCGGAACTGCCCGGTGAAAGAGAAAGGATTATCAAATCGTGGTATTTGAGAAGTCGTTTGGAAGATACCGAGGGATTATTTGACCAATTGCGGGATATAGAAAAGGTATTGAAATCAAACCAGAATCAGGAGCAAGCTCCGAATCAAAACAACGAGGGATGATAACCGATGGCCAAGGAGATAGTCGAAATCAAGAAGGCCGCTGGTGATTACCGGAAATGGGCATTAGCTGCACGAAAGCAATATGTCCAATTACGCTTAAGGCAAGACAAGGAGATTGCAGACCTTTACATTCGTTCGGCCGATAGGATTGCCAAGGAATTACAACAAATTGGAACAACTACAGTTTCAGGCCGAATACGAAAGAAGCATCTCAAAGAGTTGGAAAAATCCTTGAGGGCCGAGGCTGAGCTAATTCAGAAAGGTTTGACTGAAGCATTTGTTGACTATATTGATTCAGCCGCAAAGGCTGGAGTGGGATACACTCAGGGTGTTGTATTGAATCTATTTGACCAAGCGGGATTGAAGACTTCCGGGATAAGAAAATTGTTCAGCAGGGTCAATAAACAAGCTGTTGAAGCAATTTGGGCTAGAACGAGAAATGGGCTTTATTTATCGGACAGGATTTGGGAGCAAGGCGAAAAATACCGCACCACAATGAGGGATTTAATTCAAGAATCCGTTGCAATTGGACAGGACGCAGTGACCACCGCTAGAATGATTCAGCAATATGTCAGGCAAGGAGCGCAAACTCTAGCTAAGGATTATCCTAATATGATGAAACGGATGAAAGGGCGTGTTCCCGGGAACATCTGTTACGAAGCTTTAAGGCTGGCCAGAACAGAGATGACTGCAGCCTTTGGGGAGGGAACAATAGCAGCCGCGCGGGTTAGCCCAAGTTATATCGGCATGAAGTGGGTGCTATCTCATAGCCACCCTGTAGCCGATATTTGCGATGTGTTGGCGGCGCATGATGAAGGCCTTGGCCGAGGTGTATACTCCCCAGGGAATGAACCACCTTATCCAGCTCATCCGAATTGCTACGATGAAGAAACAGAAGTTTACACTAATAAAGGCTGGATGCACTTTAAGGATTTACAGGGAGGCGAATTAATCCTTAGCATTAATCCTGATACCAAAGAAATAGAATGGGTACCGTTTATCGCCAAGGTTGTTTATCAGTACAAAGGCAAAATGATACATTTTAAAAACAGGTCCTTTGACTTGATGGTTACTCCTGACCATCGGATGTATATTACGGCACGTGTTGGAGGTCAGCGCAGACAAACGACGTATATAGAACCTGCTAGGAAGACAATAAGTCGTCATGAGTTTCGTATTCCCCGAGTTGGCGTGTGGCAAGGAGAGGAACCAGAACAAGTGACAATAGGACGACTAAAGATAAAAACAGAGGTCTACTGCAAGTTAATGGGCTACTTCTTAAGCGAAGGATGTGCCCACCAGCGAAAGGATAATGGCAGAATTCAGGTCACGATCTCGCAATATGGCCAGAACATGCACCAGATTATCAGGGATTTGGATGAGCTACCCGTTACACAGTGGCGCGGCAAGAATCACTTATACTTGAGTGATCTTGATCTTGGGCGATATCTACTTCAATTTGGAAAGTCCGACGAGAAGTTTGTCCCTGACGAAATAAAGCGGCTATCACCAAGGCTCATAAGGATATTCCTGGATGCCTATCGTCTTGGAGATGGGACCGAAAGGGTTATTGTGCGTGACAAGCTCAAACTAAGGTCAATTGAACGTCAGTATTTCACCAGCAGCAAGAGAATGGCTGACGATATAGGGGAACTCATTCTGAAGGTGGGCAATTACCCTTCTTTCAAAGTTCAGAAAAGCAAGGGGAAGCAATTCAAGCATAAAAATGGCACTTACACGTCAAATGTTGACATTTGGAGAGTGTCGGAAAACACTACGAGGGCAGCACTCTATTCACGTTCGTCGGGTCATGGTCTCAAGGTTGAAACAGTCGATTATGATGGCTTGGTGTATGATGTGCAACTTGCAAAAAACCATGTGCTTTGGGTGAGAAGAAACGGGAAAACGTGTTGGTCCGGGAACTGTATTTGTACGCTTGTTCCGATACATGAAGAACCGGAGAAGTTTGTTGAGAAGTTGAAGAGATGGGCCGAAAACCCCGAAAGTGAACCAGAGTTAGAACAGTGGTATCAAAATATACACAGGCCTGGAGCGGGCAAGGCGAAATTGCCCAAGGCGTCTCAGGAAGCCGCTGAATCAGTAGCCAAAACCGCGGCAGAGGCTATGGAGAAGATAGCCAAAGAGGAAGAGGATACAATCAATCTGGACGATTTCGAGGATTTGCATGAAAAATACCGGCCAAATGATTACGGTTTGATTAGTGGAATTGAAGACGTAGAAAAGCACAGCCATCTCTTGGTACATGAGGCCGCCCCCGAGGAACAACAAGTAGTAAAGTATTATACCGGCTCGGAAGGCTATAAGCAATTCAACCGAACCTTGAGGTTTCCCGAAATAGGGAAGACGGTTAAGGAAGAAATCAAGAAAGGGATTGAAACTTTAATCAACCTTATCAAAAAAGCAAGTCCATTGAGCCAAAACACGATATTCTACCGTCATGATAAGTTGGGGACATTAGAACACCTCTACAATCCAGAAGTAAGGAAAATTGCAGAGGACATAGTAGTGAATGGCAATGCTAGTAAGATGCAAGAACTGAAGAATCTATTGGTTGAATCAGTGATACAAGACAAAGGATTTTTGAGTACTTCCTATCGCCGGGATGCATTTGTTTATGCAAAGGGTTTGGAGATACGGATTCACGCGCCCAAAGGTTTCAAGGGCGGGTTATTCCTGGAAGAAGTATCCGAATTCCAAAGGGAAAGGGAGTATCTGTTTGCCCCTGGACAAAAATTTAGGGTGTTGGATGTAGAGGTAGGCGAAATTTACCCGTGGGGAAAAAACTTGATACTCCACGTTGTTCCAGTCGAATAACTTTGTTACAAAGGGTGTAATATGGTTAGAAAGAAAAAATTGAGCGAGGTGATACAATGACTGAGGACAGATCTGTTAGATTCAGATGGGAGAAAGGCGAGGTCACAGCTGAATTTTCGCAGTGCGCGTATTGCAAGAACGCCTTAGATTATGCTACCTGTGCGGAATTCGGGGCAAAACCCAAAAAATATCGCCACAACGAAGAACCCTGTCCAAAACGAATACCTAAACAAATATCTGAATGAAAGGAAAGAGGGCCATGGAGGAGAAACAAAATCAAAACCCACCAATTCAGGTTTACAAAAATTCCCCCTCAAAGCGAATTGAGATTCATTCCAGACATCAAAAGCTGGTGGTGCGAGACTTAAAGACCGGTAAATACGTTAATAAGCGCTGAGGCTAAGGCCGAGGCGCTTTTATTGCACCATTTTGAAAGGAGGTGGGAATGTGCCAGAAAGGTTCACGATAACTGATACAGTCAGTACTGCCGATTGGGGTGGCGTGGACAAATCCCGCATTTGGAGGCTGTTAAAACAAGGCATTGAAGAAGGCGCAGAAGGCATAGCGGCGGCTGTACGTGAGGTTTACGCCGTGGTGAAAGCTCCGGTCAATGAAGATCTTACTCAGGCCGATTGCTGGGGCCCTCACCATGAGATTAGGGATGACGGCCGGATTATTCTCAATCGCGCTGGCCTCATTGCTGCAGCTGCTGCACTTGCCGGGGCCCGAAGCGAGCC